GCGTCGGCTCGACGGAGGTCGGCCCGAACGAGCGCCCACCGTTCGGCTGCTGCCTCCTGATCTGGGGGCGTCGATGACCGCTTTCGACGCCAGCGCCCCGCGAGAGACGTTCGCTTTGCAACGGCTGGAGCTGAGTCCGTTCAGCGCTTCAGCCCGAGCGCTCGGCGCACCGTCGACGCGCTGATCTGCAGCGCGCCGGCGACCTGAGCGGCGTTCATGCCGGTTCCGGTGAGCCGCTGTATCTCATCGTCGCGCTGCCGCGGTGTGAGCTCGCGCCCGTTGCTTGACTCGAGGCCGAACTCCGTGTCAACACCGGCCGCGCGCCGCGCCTTCCACACATCCGTGACGCCGCAGCGGACGGAGACGGCCACCTCGTGAGCGGCGATCCCGCGGCCCTCCTTGATGATCCGGCGGTTACGGTCTGCGGCGCTCTCTTCCAGAGTCCGGTCGCCGCTGGACTTGCGGATGCTGCTGAGCTCCTTGAGCGCCGCGTTGAGCACGCGCTGGCGCGCGCCGTCGTCGCTGGCAGCGTCCCACTCGGCGGCGTAATGCAGGTGCGGCGCGTCGCCGACGCCGAGCTTGCCACGTCCGTTGTCGTCGACGAGGACGTAGTCCGGGGTCCCGCCGCCGCTTGAGTCGAACGCCGCGGTTCGGCCGGCCGCGCACATCGCCAGCTGGAGAAGCACATCACCCATCCGTGTCTCGATGCTGGTCAACGCTCGTCCAGCGTACGCCTAACGCTGGACCTTAGGTGTAGAGTTGGCCACCTCGGCGCCCACAGCCCCTGCGCGCGCGTCCGACGAGAGGAGGCGCGCACTGGTGTCAGACGAGCTGCCCACGGTCCGCGCTGCCGACTTCTTCCGCAAGGACCCCGAGCCGCCGCGGCCGCTCACGACCGCGGAGATCCGACAGATTGCCAAGGCCGGCTTCCCCGAGCTCGCGCGGCGCCTCGTCGCCGGCACGTGCCCGGAGTGCGGCCTGAACCGAACGAGCTCCCGGCACGCTGAGCTGTGCGAGGCGAGGCGCGACCCGACGCCAGCGCCGGCGCCGGCCCGCCAGCCGTGGGAGCCGCGGCCACCGCGATCGAGGAGCGAGACAGATGCTCGAGATCAACACCGTCGAGGGCAGCCCGCCACGTGACCTGCTCGACGAAGCTCTGCGCGAGCTCGTCGGCCAGATCCAGATCACCGCGTCGATGGGCGGCAGGCCGCCGCAGCTGCAGCCGTCGCTCATTCGCGCCCGTGTGGCGCAGGAGCTCGGCGACGCCGACGACCTCGTCAAGGCGCTGCGCGACATCGCGCACGCAGCGACCGCCAGCATCATCCGAGTCCGCGCCGCACAGGAGGGCTGACCGTGAGCACCGCCACCCGCAAGAAGCTCTCGGCTGCCCAGGCGCTGACCTGGGCCACGGCCGAGGTCGCCGCCCTGCAAGCGAAGGCCGCGCTGACCGCCGCGCAGGAGAAGTGCACCGAGATGCGCCTCCGCTACGAGGAGCGCCTCGAGCCGAGCACCGACCCGAAGGACGCCGACAAGGACGTCAAGGTCGGCAGCGCCGGCGGCTGGCAGATCCGGCTGACCCGCTTCATCGGCGGCGAGCGCTTCTCGCTCACCAGCTACCGCGAGGCCGGCGGCAAGATCACGAAGGCGATGGAGCCGCACATCAGCGCGGGATCCCCGCAGGTGCGCGTCACCGTCAAGCGCACGAAGGGCCCCGCGAGGCCCGGCGCCGTCGAGCCCGCGTGAACCGCGACCCGGAGTTCTTCTTCATCGACGTCGGCTACGTGGATCCGCTCGACCCGCGCGACATCCTGCACGAGGAGCGCGACGACCTGCCCGACCGCAGCGAGCTCGACCGCGAGCAGCTCGCCGACGAGCCTGTACGTCGCGGTCGGACTTCGGCCTAACGCACGCTCGGGCGGCTACGCAACTGGGCGCCTGCGTTAGCGCCGCAGGCGCCCATGCGTGCTCTTCAGATCGGCGCGCCGATACGGCCGATCCAGCAGCAGGAACAGACCCATCCAGACCCAGCTCGGTATACCGATCGCCGCGCCCATCGCGACTGCGTCCCACACGCTCACAGACTGGATGGTGCCACGTCTGACGGCGGTCATGTCACACCCGATCTGCCTGCCCCACCGGCGCCACGCGCCGCCCCCTCCGGCCACCTCGCCGGGTAGCCCGCGGCGCCGCGCCGCGGGCCGTACTTCATCCACGCGCCGCGACCTTGCGCCGACCGCCCCTCCCACGGTGGGCGCGAGGCCGTCGGCGCGCCCTCTCAACTGCCCGTCTCAGACCGCGCCACAGGCGTTTGTACGGATCACCGGGTCAGGGCCTGGCACCACGGCGCAGGACACCGCCCGTCGCTCCGCGCGCCCTATTCGCGAGAGCATCCAACCGGGCCACGACACAGCCGTACGGACCACTCTCGCGGCCCTCGAGTATCGCGAGCAGACGGCCACGCTCGGCGCGACACGGCCCGCAGCAACACAGGGCGTCCTTGCGCTTGTCCGCGAGCGACCCGCCGCACACCACGCACACCCGCTCGTCGGAGGTCGCCTCCATGGACTCAGCCTCCCAGCCGCAGCGGATGATCGCCTACTTGCGCGTCAGCACCGACGAGCAGGCGACGAGCGGTCTAGGCCTCGAGGCGCAGGAGGCGCTGCTGCACCGCGCCTTCGAGTACCGCGGCTGGGAGCTCGCCGAGCTCGTCCGCGACGAGGGCATCAGCGGCAGCACCCTGAACCGGCCGGGCCTGCGCGACGCGCTCGAGCGCATCGCCGCCGGCGACGTCGACGGCCTGGTCGTCTCCAAGCTCGACCGGCTCACCCGATCGATGCGCGACTTCTGCGAGATCGTCGACTGGTTCGAGGAGGCCGGCGCCCCGCTCGTCATGCTCGAGCCCGACGTCGACACGTCGACGCCGGCCGGCCGCGCGGTCGCGCACGTGATGGTCGCGTTCGCCGAGATGGAGCGAGGCATGATCGGCGACCGCACGAAGGTTGCGCTCGCCGCGCTGCGCGCCCGCGGCCAACCCACCGGGCGCCCGTCGATCGCCGACCACCCCGAGCTCGTCGCCCGCATCCAGCAGCTGCACGCCACCCGCATGCCGCTCAGCGCCATCGCCCGGGTCCTCGAGCAGGAGGGCTGGCTCACCGTGCGCGGCGGAACGAAGTGGCGCGCCTCCTCGCTGCAGGTGATCGTCGGCTACCAGCGACCGCCCGCGCGCCGGCGCCGCGCCGAGCTGCCCGACATCCCACGCCGGCGACGTCGCCGGCAGACCTGACCCAGGAGGTCGAGCGTCATGCGCCAGTGGATCCGCCGCCTCATCGACGCGGCTGTCGCGCGTGGCTGGCTGCCACGCGGTGAGAACCACGACCCGAGCGACACCCACTGATGGGCCGGCCCGAGAAGAAGCTCCCACCCGCAGCCCACGCGTTCCTCGCCGCGCACGACGCCTACCTCGCGGCCCCACGCGACGAGCGTGACCAGGGGCTCGTGCGCGAGCTGTGCGACCACGCGCTCGAGGAGCTCGTCGCACCGACGAGTCCGAAGGCGCCGAGCACGAATGCGCCGAGCACGTGACAGGCGAGCAGGAGCGGCGCGTCCTCTCGCTCTACGCAGGCGTCAGCGCCGACGACGTCGCGCGCATCGAGCACGTCACGACCGCCGACATCCTCACCGCCCGCTCGCGTTGCGGCCGCGACAGCGACGGCCATCCGCCGCCACCGTCGGCTCATCACCTGAACTTCGAGCAGCTCGACGCGATGATGCGCAGCAACCGCAGCGCCCAGGCCTGACGCGGGGTGGCGCGGGCGGGCAAGGCGTGCGCGGCGCCGCGCTGCCCTCACCTCATGCCGTGCCCCGACCACACGCTGGCGCCCTGGAGCACGAGCACGCGGCGCCGCAAGCACACGACGAGTGGATGGGAACAGCAGCGCCGCGCCAAGCGTGTCATGCGCCGCTACGGCGGCGTGTGCCACGTCTGCGACCAGCCCGGCGCTGACGAGGTCGACCACGTCGACCCGGACGGACCCGACGACGAGTCCAACCTCCGACCGATCCACTCACGGCCCTGCCACCTCGAGAAGACGCAGGCCGAGGCAGCACGAGCGAGAAGAGGAGCCAGCGCATGACGCATCACCGTGTGGTCATCGAGATCGCGGCCGAGACGGACGTTGACGCACCGGATGACCGGTCGCTGAGCCTGACGCTCGAGCTCTACGGCGAGGCCGACTCGCTCGCGGCGGCGGTGCTCAGGGCGCTCGCGCCGCAGCTCGCCGCCGAGCAGCTCGCGACCCCTGGGGGGTGACCCCCTCCGGCCTCCTGCCGGGACCGAAGAGGGCTGCGCCTCCGACCACGTACGGGTCTGGGAGTTCTGACACCGGCCGCACGGCCGTCACGAAGGAGGCCGCATGGCCGGCAACGGACCGCTCCCGACCGGGAACGCCAGGCGGCGCAACGCGCCGACGATCCCCACGACGAGTCTGCCCGCCGGTGGCCGCAAGGGCCGCATTCCGGTGGCCCCGGTCTCCTACAACCTCGGGCCGGCCGGCAAGGCCTGGTGGAAGTGGGCGTGGCGGCTGCCGCAGGCCGCCGCCTGGGACGACGGAGCGCTGTACGCAATCGCGCGTCGCGCCGAGCTCGAGGACCAGCTCGCCGCGATCAACACGCCACCCGAGCTCGACCTCACCGACCTCGACGACGCCAGCCTGCTCGAACTCAAGGACCGCATCGACTGGGTTCTGCGCGCGCTGAAGGACGCCGCGGGCGGCTCAGCGACGGTCATGCGCGAGATGCGCGAACTCGACAACCGCCTCGGCCTGAACCCGAAGGCGCTCGCCGAGCTGCGCTGGACGATCGTCGACGAGAAGGCCGCTGCCAAGCGGCCCGCCGCGCCTCCGCCGCGGAAGTCCAACGTCCGCCAGTTGCGGCCGCGCGACCCCACCGCCGCCGCGGGGTAAGCGCGTGGCTCGCGCGCGGTGCCCGCACTGCGACGGCGCCGACTGGACTGGTGAAGGCACGTGCGTGGACTGCGGCGACTTCCCGACCCTCGGCTACTCCGTCTGGGAATGGATCCAAGAGCTCTGCGTCATACCCGACCGCGCGCGCGCCGGCGAACCCCTCGAGCTCTCCGAGGAGCAGGCCAACCACCTGCTCTGGCAGTACCGGCTCAAACCGCGCGCCACGTTCGACGCCGATCGGCCGGCCGCGGCGTTCCTCTACGTCGGTTCGCTGCTCATCCGCTCTCAGAAGTGGGGCAAGGGACCGTTCTCCGCCGCGCGGATCTGTGCGCAAGCCGAGGGGCCGGTGCTCTTCGACGGCTGGGACTCCTACGGCCAGCCGGTCGGCCGGCCGTGGGCGACACCGCACATCCAGGTCGCGGCGATGGCCGAAGACCAGACCGAGAACATCTGGCGCGCGCTGAAGCCGATGATCGAGCTCGGTCCGCTCGCCGAGCTCATCCCCGACACCGGCCTGGACCGCATCAACCTGCGCGGCGGCGGCCTCATCGAGCCGGTCACCAGCAATGCACTCACGCGCCTCGGCGCGCGTACCACCTACCTCGAGCTCGACGAGCCGCACCTCATGACCCGGCGCAACGGCGGCGACAAGCTCGCCGACACGATGCGCCGCAACGTCGCCGGGATGGGCGGCCGCTGGTCGGCGACCGGCAACGCCTACGACCCGTCCGAGCAGTCCGTCGAGCAGGTCGACGTCGAGTCCAAGCTTCCCGACGTCTTCGTCGACTTCCCCGAGTCGCCGACCGGATCGTGGGGCAACAAGCGCGACCGCCGCAAGATCCTGCGCTTCGCCTACCGCGGCGCCCCGTGGGTCGACGTCGACCGCATCGAAGCCGAATGCGTCCGCCTCGCCGCCAAGGGCGACCCCGGCCAGGCCGAGCGCTTCTACGGCAACCGCGTCGTCTCCGGCTCGGACAAGGCGTTCGACGTCGCGAAGCTCTGGACACCGCTCGCCGCCCCCGAGATCACCGTCGCCGCCGGCCGGCTGATCACCCTCGGCTTCGATGGCGCGCGGCGCCAGGACTCCACCGGCCTCGTCGGCACCGACGTCGAGACCGGCCACCAGTTCGTCGCCGGCGCGTGGGTTCGCCCGCTCGACCTCGGCGACGAAGACGACTGGGAGATCGACGAGAGCGACGTCAACGCCGCCGTCGACGACGCCTTCACCCGCTGGAATGTGTGGAGGCTCTACGGCGACCCGCCGTACTGGGAGACCGCGCTGGACCGTTGGGCTGGCCAGTACGGCGACGACCGCGTCGTGCGCTGGTGGACCAACCGCGACAAGGCGATGGGCTACGCGCTGCGCGCCTGGAAGGGCGACATGCGCCCCGGCGCGATGTCGCACGACGGCGACGCGCTGCTCGCCGAACACATCGGCAACGCCGTCAAGAAGTGGACGCGTATCCGCGTCGAGCAGGACGGCGAAGAAGAGGGCCGTAACGAATTTCTCTGGCTGATCCGCAAGGAGAGCGCCAAGTCCCGCCGCAAGATCGACCTCGCCATGGCCGCGTGCCTGTCATGGGAAGCACGCGGCGACGCGCTGCGCAGCGGGGCGCTCCAGAAGCGCAAGTTCTCGCGTGCCGCATGGTGAAACAGGAGGTGAGCGGTGCCCGAAGAGCCAGAGCTGCTGCAGCAGGTCAAGCGCATGAGCCCCGAGCTCGCCAAGCGCATCGTCACCCACAAGAAGCTCGACGGCTACTTCACAGGGCAGTGCCCATTTCCGCCCGCGATCGAGCAGGCGCGTGTCACGACCGCCTACCAGATGCTCATGTCCTTCGCGCAGACGAACTACGGCCGGCTGATCGTGAAGGCCGCGACGTCGCGCATGCAGGTCGGCGGCATCCGCTCCGGCGAGAAGGCCACCGACAAGGCGCTGTGGGGGATCTGGCAAGACAACCGCCTGGACGCCGAGTCGCGCCTCGCGCACGACTGCATCCTCACCCACGGCCGCGCGTTCGCGCTGATCTGGCCCGGTGCCGACGGGAACCCCGAGATCACGATCGAGGGACCCGACACGATGATCGTCGAGTACCGCGAGGGCTCCCGCCACGATCGCGTCGCCGCGATGCGCCACTGGATCGACGACGACGGGATCCCCTACGTCACGCTCTACCGCCCCGACGGCACCTGGAAGTTCGAGGGCAAGAAGGACAGCGGCCTGGACTCCAAGTGGGAGAAGCGCACCGTCCCGGACGAGGACTGGCCGATCGTCAACGACGCCGGCGTCGTGCCCGTCGTCGAGCTGAACACCAACCGCAAGCTGCGCACCGGCCGGTTCCCGGACGCCAGCGGCGACTTCGAGGGCAGCATCGGCCTGCTGGACCGCATCAACGTCCTCGAGTTCCTACGGCTCGTGATCGCGTTCACCGCCGGGTTCCCGATCCGCGCGGTCATCGGTGACGAGATCCTCCGCGACGACGACGAAAACCCGATCGCGCCGTTCAAGCTCGCGGCCGACATCATCGCGCAGTTCGAGAACCCCGAGACAAAGCTCGTCGAGCTCAAGGCGTTCGACCTCAAGGCCTTCGGCGACGCCATCGACCACGACGTCGAAACGCTCGCCGGGATCACGATGACCCCGGCGTACTACCTGCGATCGATCCCGATCCAGAACATCTCCGCGGACGCAATCCGCGCGACCGACGCGCCGCTGAATGCGCGCCTGGAAGACCACAAGCCCGCGATCGGCGAGGACTGGGAGGAGGTCCTTCGCGTCATGGGCCTCACCGCCGCACCGCAGATCGCGCTCTCCCCGCGCGCCGAGCTGACCTGGGTCAACCGCGAGTCACGGTCGCTGTCCGAACGCGCCGACGCCGCGGTGAAGCTCGCGACCGTCATGCCGTGGCAGGCCGTCGCTGAGATCGCGTTCGACGCGACGCAGGAAGAGATCTCGCGCTGGGAGACGATGCGCGCCAGCGACCTTCTCCTCGCGCCCCCGCCGCCAGCGTGACCGCGCTCGCCGAAGCGCACATCCAGGCGCAGGCCCGCACCCGCGCCGCGACAGAACGCGCGATCACCACGCTCTGGGCGCAGCTGGCCAGCTACAACGAGGCGGACGTCTCCGCTTTCGTCACTCCCGCCGTCGCGACGGTCACCGCCGCGCAGCGCGCATCAATCGCTCTGACGGCCGCGTTCATCTCGCGGTCACTGGGGTACCAGCCTTCCCCGATCAGCGCTGCTCAGGTCATCGCCGCGCTGCGCCCGGGCACGACACCGCAGGAGGTGTACCGCCGGCCGTTCGTGACCGTCTGGACCGACTTGAAGGCCGGGACGCCGTACCAGCAGGCCGTCGCCGCGGGACGCGCGCGCGCGCAGGCCACCGCCGCGATGGACGTTCAGCTCGCGATGCGCCAGACCTTGGTGACGATCGGGGAGCGCACCGACGACATCCTCGGCTACCGCCGCGTCCCCGATGCCTCCGCGTGCGCCTTCTGTCGTCTCATCGCCGGGCAGCGCTACACGACCGAGCAGCTCATGCCGGTCCACAACCGGTGTGGCTGCGGCGTCGACCTGATCACCGAGGCCAACCGCGGTGACTTCACCGGCAACCCCGAGAACGACCTGAGCATCACGCGCGACGGCGTCACCGCCGCCGTCGTCGAGCACGGCGAGCTTGGCCCCGTGCTCGTCAACGGCGCGCACACCTTCACCTCGCTCGCAGACATCGCCTGACGTCCACCGACGCCGCATGGCGTCACCACCCCGAAGGAGGCCGCATGGCCACGACGGACCCCGCCGTCCACCCCGACATGCTCGCGCTCGCGCTCGCGCTCGCCGATCTCGAACGGCCCGCATGGGCCGACGAGAGCGCGGCGATCCCCGCGTGGCACCCGCGCCTCGAAGGAGACGACGACGAGTCTGAGTCCGACGACGACCAGGACGACGACAGCGAGAAGGACACCGAGGATGCCGACGTCGACGACGACCAGGACGACGACGAGAAGGACACTGACGACGAGTCCGACGACGACGACGAGGTCAAGCTCAAGCGCGAGTCGCGCAAGCACGAGCGGCGGTGGAAGCGCGAGAAGGCCGCCCGCGAGAAGGTCGAGCGCGAGCTCGCCGGCATCAAGAAGGGCCGCAAGTCCGCCGAGCAGAAAGCGATCGACGACGCGAAGTCCGCCGGTCGCCAGGAAGCGGTCAGCGAGTTCGAGAAGACCCGCCGCGCCGACCGCCTCGAGGTCGCCGTCACGCGCCTCGCGACGAAGGGCGTGCCGATCGGTGAGGGCGACGACGCCAAGAAGGTGAAGTTCGCCGACCCCGAGGACGTCCTGATGTACCTCGAGCGGCGCATCACCCGCGGCGAGCTGGACGCCAACGACGTCTACGACGATGACGGCAAGGTCCGCGTCGAAGCGCTCACCGAGGAGCTCGCCGAGCTCGCCGAGGACAAGCCCGGATGGCTCGTCGGTGCCGCCGCCGGCGCCGGCAAGGGCGGAGGCACCCGCAACGGCGACTCCGACGCCGGCAAAGGCTCGAGCGGCAGCGGTGAGGACAGCGTCGAATCGCATTTCGCCAAGGTGCGCCGGCACGCGCCGGCCACGAAGTAGCTCACCCACCCGGAACCGAGAGGAGCAACCACCCATGGCCGAACGCAAGGGCGTGCTCAAGCAGCACAAGGAGCGCATGAAGAACGACTCCGCCTACCGCGAGGCAGCGCTCACCCCGCCAGGCAACCACCCGCCCGGCGGGCACGTCGACGGCGAGCAGCTCACCGCCGACGGCAAGCCCGCGAAGGGCGACGCGTAGCGCAAGACCACATCGTTCGAGCCAGCTGCACAGCCGGCTCCTCCCGCTGCATCCGGCTGGCCGCGCAACAGCTCTCGCACGAGAGCAGCGCGCGGCCAGCCAGTCGCACCCCCCACGCCTGAGCTCGGCTCGGCACCCCGACCGCACGGTCCACCCCCGGCAGCCGCAGGGCGGCCTTCTCCCATCACCCATTCATTTCGGAGGGCTTCCCCATGCCTGACTTTCTCACGATGCCCCAGATCGCGAACCGTGCTCTGGCGACCCTGTACAACACGACCGTCCTCGCCGGCGTCGTGCACCGCGACTTCGATCCGGCGTTCGCCGGCAAGCAGGGCGACACGGTCAACGTGCGCGTCCCGATTGTCTTCCAGGCCAACGAGTTCGATCGTGCGCAGGGCATCCAGCTGCAGAACCCCGCCGAGGACACGTTCCCCGTCGTCCTGGACAAGATCGCCGACGTCTCGTTCGCCGTCACCTCGGAGGACATGACGCTTGTCATCGACGACTTCGCCGAGCGTCTCCTCGCCCCGGCGATGGAGGCCATCTCGCAGAAGATCGACGGTGACCTCGCGATCGAGCTCGTCGCGGCCGCCAACCAGGTCGCCAACCCGGCCGGCGACTACGTCGAGCAGCAGGCCGGCGGCGGCGTCGTGACCAGCCCCGACGCGGAGCACCCCGCGAAGGTGCTCATCCCGGCCAAGACGCGGCTCAGCCGCGCCAAGCTGCCGACGATGAATCGCTACGCCGTCCTGTCGCCGGAGGGCGCCGGGGAGATGCTCGGCGACCCGATCATGCACGAGGCCCACAGGCGCGGCGACACCGACGGCCTCATCGAGGCCGCGATCGGCCGCAAGTTCGGGTTCGACAGCTACGAGTCCCAGGCACTCGGCTATGGCCCCGGTCTCCCCGGCCAGGCCGACGGCGTCGCGTTCCATCGCGACGCGATCACCCTCGCGACCCGCACGCTCGAGAAGCCGCTCGGCAAGGTCGGCGCGCAGGCCGCGATCGCCAACTACAAGGGCCTCGGCCTCCGCGTCGTCTACGACTACGACATCACCTACAAGCAGACCGTCGTCTCCGTGGACTTCCTCTACGGCGTCCGCGCGGTCCGGCCGCAGGGCGCTGTCGAGCTCGACCTCGCGCAGGGCTCCTGAGCCAGTGATCCGATCTGACGGGCGTCCAGTGCATCGCCGTGCACCGGGCGCCCGTCACCGGGCGACCTCATGACCCCCGTCGTCATCCCCGACACTCCGCTCGCGTTCGCGACCAGCGCCGACGTCGCGACTCGTCTCGGGCGGGCGTTGACCGAAGCCGAGACCGCCCAGATCGACGGTGCGCTCGGCGACGTCGCTCAGCTCATCCGCCAGGCCGGCGGCAAGGCAGCCGACTGGATGCCGGCCACCACCGTCCCCAGGCTCCTGAGGTCGCTGAGCATCGAGAAGGCGATCGGCGTGATCGTCAACCCGCACAACCTCGCATCCGAGTCCGAGCAGCTCGGCGCCTACCAGCACTCCCAGACCTTCCCCCGCAGCGCCGACATCGGCATCTTCCTCAGCGACGACGAGCGCCGCCAAGTCCGACGGGCCATCTACGGCACCAACGCAGCGTCAGTCCGACCGCCATCACTCGTCGACGACCTGCGTCGCGCCGACAGCGGCCAGATCACCGTCGTTGACAGCGCCGAGGAGACGGCGAGCGCGTGAGCCTCGCGCTCCTCGTACCGGTGCTCGATCGCCCGCAGAACGTCGCGCCGCTGCTCGAGTCGATCTACGCGACGACACCGGGCCCGTACCGCGTGCTGTTCATCTGCGACCCCGACGACACCGGCGAGATCGCCGCGATCGCGCGTGAGGGCGGATCGGCGATCCTCTCCGGGGGCAGCTACGCGAGCAAGATCAACGCCGGCATCCGCGCGACCACGGAGACGCTGGTCTTCCTCGGCGCCGACGACCTGCGGTTCACGGCCGGCTGGCTGCCGGCGGCCACAGCGCGGCTCGGCGACCAGGTGCACGTCGTCGGTGTCAACGACGGCCTGCAGCGCGAGCGACGCCCCGATCACGCCACCCACTTCCTCATGACCCGCGCGTACGCGCAGCAGCCGACGGCCGACGGGCAGCCCGGTCCGCTCAGCACGGCGTACTCGCACTCGTTCGTCGACGACGAGCTCATCGCGACCGCCACCGCGCGCGACGCATACGCCTACGAGCCCCGGTCGCTCGTCAAGCATCTGCACTGGGTCAACGGCACCGCTGCCGACGACGAGACGTACCGCCGCGGCCGCGCCCAGTTTCGCCAGGACCGCAAGACGTTCGGCAGGAGGTCAGCACTGTGGATCTAGACGTCACCGTCGTCACCGGCACCTACGGCGCCCTCTCCTGGGAGCACCTCGCGAACACACGCGCGGGCGCATCCGTCCCGGCCGGGGTGCCATGGATCCACGAGCACGGCGAGACGCTGCACGACGCGCGCAACAGCGCGCTCGAGCAGGTGCAGACCGCGCACGTTGTGTTCCTCGACGCCGACGACGAGCTCGAGCCCGGCTACCTGCGCGCCATGGCGGCCGGCAGCGCCGACCTGCGAGCCCCGGCGGTGCGCTACGTGACGCCCCGCGGCCGCGGTCGCGCGCCATACGTCCCGCGTGTCGCCGGGCACACCCACGACTGCACCGCCGCGTGCCTGAAGCACGGCAACTGGATCGTGATCGGCGCGTGGGCACCCACCGAGCTCGTGCGCAGCATCGGCGGCTTCCGCGACTTCGCGTGGAGCGAGGACTGGGATCTCTGGCTGCGGTGCGCGCTGGCCGGCGCGACCATCGAGCCGCTGCCCAGCGCGATCTACCGCGCGCACGTGCGCGCCGACAGCCGCAATCGTGCACCCGACCGTGCCGCGCGCCTCGCCGCGCACCACGCGATCTACGCCGCGAACTTCTCGGAGCTCTGCGAAACCACATGACAGCCGCCCAGCAGCGTGCTCTCGGCGCGTACGTCCGCGAAATCGCCGACACGCTCAGCCTCGTCGAGTGGAAGCTCGTACTCATCCACGACCGGCCTGATGGCGCCGGCCCCGGGACCTCCGGGCACTGCCACGTCACCTTCGGCCACACCCACGCGCGGATCTGGATCGAGCCGACCGCGCCCGAGGAGCGACCCGACTGGGTGCGCTACGTCGTCACGCACGAACTGCTGCACATTCCATTGCAGGCACCGTGGTGGGCGTGGTCGCGTCCGGTCGAGGATCTCGTCGGTGTTTCTACCTACGACGCGATCTGCGCAAATGCCATCACCGCTTGGGAGGACACCGTCGATCGTCTCGCGCGCGTCATCGGACCGATGCTCCCCCACTGCGACTGGACCGCGGACCCAGCGGCCGACTGGATCGCCGAGCCCGACACCGATCGAGAGCTCGTGCTCTACAGCCGCATGTACCACGAGGCCGGCCACGAGAGGCCACTCTCGTGAGCGTCTGTCTGCTCGCAATCGGAGATGGCCGCGACCGCTACCACGCGCACTCGTGGGCGTCCCTGCGCGAAATGCTGCCCGACGTCGAGCACACCGTCGAGATCGATGATCGGGAGCACCGCCTCGGGTTCGCCGGCGCGATCGCCGAGGGATGGCGCCAGGCACTGCGCACCGACGCGACGCACATCTTCCACGCCGAACTGGACTTCACCTACCTCGAGCCGATCAACCTGGCCGGGATGATCGGCGTCCTGCACGCGCGGCCACATCTCGCGCAGGTCAGCCTGAAGCGTCAGCCCGTCAACGCAGCGGAGGTGATGGCCGGCGGCTTCGTGGAATGCCAGCCCGACAGCTACCGCGAGGTCGACGGCGTCACCGAGCACGCGGTGTGCTTCACCACCAACCCGTCCGTCTACCCTGCCGCGCTCTGCCACCGCGGGTGGCCGCAGGTCGCGTTCTCCGAGGGCGTCTTCTCCGCCAGCCTGCGTGACGAGGGTTGGCGCTTCGCGATCTGGGGCGCCAAGTTCGACGCGCCGCGCGTGCAGCACATCGGTGACGTGCGCGCCGGAGCGGGCTACTGATGGCGTACGACGCGGGGTTCTTCGACGCTATCCGCGCCGGCATCCAGCGGTCCGCCGGCGCGGTCGTCCCGATCCTCACCTCCGCGCTCGAGTCGGCGCTCCCGGCGCGCACGCTGATCGATGTCGGATGCGGCGAGGGATGGTGGGGCGCGGAGTTCGCCGCCGCCGGGTTCGCCGCCGAGGGCATCGACGCGAACCCCGACCACACCGAGATCACCGTGCGCGACCACGACCTCGAGCAGCCCCTCCCCGCGATCGGGTGCTTCGGGCTCGCGCTGTGCCTGGAGGTCGCCGAGCATCTCTCGCCGCAGCGCGGACCATCGTTCATCGCCGAGCTGTGCGGCCTGTCGGACCTCATCGTGTTCTCCGCGGCGATCCCAGGGCAGGGCGGCACCGGGCACCTCAACGAGCAGTGGCCCGCCTACTGGGTCGACCTGTTCGCCGAGCAGCAGTTTGTGTGCTCCGGCGCGCTGCGCTGGCAGATCTGGAATGACGACCGCGTCGAGAACTGGTACCGCCAGAACCTGCTCGTCGCGACGCGCTACCCCGAACGGTTACCGGCGCTGTTTGACTCGCCGCTGACCCCGATGTGGCCGGTCGTGCATCCGGTGCTCTTCGACGCGCGACGGTCGTCGTGAACATCTCCGTCCTCGTGCCGTATCGGCCCGATCACGGGCACCGAGACCGCGCGTGGGCGTGGATCGAAAGGCGCTGGCGCGCACTACTTCCGGACGTCGAGATCGTGGTGCACCAGGCGCCGGCCGGTGCAACCCCCGCGCAGTTCAATCACCCGTGGGCGATCAACCGCGCCGCCGAGCGCGCCGCCGGCGACGTGTTCGTCGTCGCCGACGCGGACACCGCCTTCGATCCCGACTGGGTCCGCGCCGCGGCCGGCCTGGTGGCCGACGGCGACGCGCCCTGGGTGCTGCCGCGCTACTACGACCAGCTGACCGAGCAGTCCACCACGCGTCTGCTGCAAGGTGACCCAGCCGGACCGATCGGCGCGTACGACGTTGGATGGCGAGGAGACAGCGTTTCCTGGTCGGGCCTGGTCGTCGTGCCGCGAGAGGGCTTTGAAGCGGTCAGTGGCTACGACGAGCGCTGGGCGTTCTGGGGCGGCGACGACGTCACGTTCGCGTGCTCGATGAACACGCTGCATGGGCCGGTCGTGCGATGCGATGGCGCCGCGATGCACTGCTGGCATCCACGCACCCACCTCGACGCGCAGCCAGGCGACCAGCACGACCTGATGAACGACTACCTGGACGCGAGCGGCAACCCGGAAGCGATGCGCGCGCTGATCGCAGCGCGGCCCTCATGAGCATCGTCGCGATCGCTCGCGTCAAGGACGAGGCGGACATCATCGCCGCGACGGTCGCGCACATGCTCACGCAGGTCGACCACGTCATCGTCGAGGACAACGCCTCGACTGACGGCACCATCGAGATCCTCGAGCAGCTCGACGTGCAGCTGCAACACGACCCAACGGTCGGCTACTACCAGTCGGCCGCGATGACACGCCTCGCCGAGCAGGCCGCGGTCGATCACCACGCCGACGTCATCGTCCCGTTCGACGCCGACGAGATCTGGTACTCGCCGTTCGGTCGCGTCGCCGATGTCCTCGCCGAGCACGCGCACCTCGTCACGATCTTCACCGCCGAGCTCTACGACCACGTCGCGACCGCCTACGACACGCCCGGGCCCGACCCGGTCGCCCGGATCGGCTGGCGTCGCCGCGCGGCGGCGGCGCTGCCGAAGGTCGCCGTCGCAGTCAGGCCCGGCCTCACCATCCATCAGGGCAACCACGGCGCGAGCATCGCCGGGACGGCGCTGAGCCTCGACGGGCTGCTGGTCGTGCGTCATTTCCCCTACCGCTGCGTGGACCAGTTCGTCGGCAAGGTCCGCAACGGCGCCGTGGCGTACGCCGCGACCGATCTTCCCGAGGACGCCGGCAAGCACTGGCGCGACTACGGCCGGCTGCTGCACGCGCAAGGCCCCGGGGCGATCGCCGACGTCTTCCACACCTACTTCTGGTCAGCCGCGCCCGCCGAAGACGACACGTTGATCTTCGACCCCGCACCGACCGGGTGTCCGTCGCCGTCCTGATCCCGTGGCGACCAGGGTGCGCGCACCGCGCCCGCGCGCTCGAGCACGTCGAGGCCGGCTACCTGGCCGCGCACCCCGCCTGGGAGCTCGTGCTCGGCAGCACGGAGGGTGACGGGTGGTGCAAGGCCGCGGCGATCGCCGACGCGCTGTGCCACACCGCCGCCGAGGTGCTGGTCATCGCCGACGCCGACGTATGGTGCGACGACACCGCGCTGGCGGTCAGCGCCGTCGAGCAAGGCGCGGCGTGGGCGGTCCCGCACCGTGGCGTGCATCGTCTCACCGAGGCCTCCACCCTGCAGTACACCGCCGGCGGCGCGTGGCCGCACCTTGAGCTGGATGAGCGCGCGTACCGCGGCGTCGAGGGCGGCGGGATCACCGTGATGCGCCGCGACGTGTACGACGCGTGCCCGCTGGACGCGCGGTTCATCGGCTGGGGCTCCGAAGACGAGTCGTGGGGCATGGCGCTGCGAACGATGTTCAGCGCGCCGTGGCGCGGCAAAGTGCCGCTCATCCATCTGTGGCATCCGCCGCAGCAGCGCGCGACCCGCGCTCGCGGCTCCATGGCCAGCTGGGAGCTGCGCAAGCGCTACGCGCGCGCGCAGCGCAACGCCGCGGCGATGGCCGCGCTGATCGAGGAGGGACGGCGTGTCGCTCGCGAAGCTCATCAACCGGCCATGCACGATCACGCGCCGCCAGGAATCCGGCACCGATGACGACTACGGCAACGAGATCCTCGGCGAGGATCTCGTCGACGCCGTCTGCGAGCTGCAGCAGCGCCGCCGCGACGAACCCGATGACCAGGGCGAGACCAGCGACAGCACCTGGGCGCTGTTCCTGCCACCCGGCACTCTGATCGCCACCGCCGACACGATCACCGTCGCCGGCGTGCAGTACGAGCTGATCGGGGCGCCCTGGGAGGCGCGCAACCCGCGTACCCAGGTCGTGACGCACCTCGAGGCGACCGTGCGTCTCACCGCCGCGGCGCAGGACGGAGGGTCATGAGCCTCCCGGTGATCCCCGACGTCGAAGTGCTCGCCGGCGCATGGCTGCGCGAGCACCCCGACATCCAGGCGTTCGACGCGCGCGTCGCCGGCCGAACCCCCAGCCCCGCCGCTCAGCGCAAGCCATGGATCCGGCTGACGCAGTTCGACGCCAACGACGACGAGGTGGCCAGCATCGAGCACCTCATCGACTACCTGCTGCAGCTGGACTGCTACGCCGGGGAGGACGCGATGAAGGCGCACACCGGGCAGGCCGAGGCATCCGCGCTCGCGCGTGCCGCGCGCGCCGTCCTCAAGGCCCAGCAGGGGCGCGCCCGCGACGGAGTGGTCATCTCCAAGGTGACCTTCCAGGGTATGCCGCGGATTCCCGACGCCGACTTCGAACCCGCCCGCGAGCGGGTCATCCTCACCGCGACGATCCGGCTGCATGCGCTTCCGGCCTAGGAAGACGTTCGAGCGTGAACTTCGCGGCCAGCCCGACTTTCAGGCCGGGATGGGTGACCGAGCGAAGATCCTCGCCGCGGTGATCATCGCCGCGCCGCCGCACGAGACTGGCTACTTCGACCGTCGGGTCCGAGCGCGCCGCAGCCGCGTTGTGCTGCTCGATCCGTTCTGGCATCTCATCGAGTACGGGTCGGTCAACAACCCGGCCTACGCCCCGGTCCGCCGATCGGTGCGCGCGGTCGGGCTGCGCTTCGAGGACGCGCCGGGCGAAGGCCAGCAGTACATGCCCGGCATCAGCTGACCCACCTTCACCAGCCCCAGCGCCCCCCGGCGCCGGGGTGACCCCCGCAAGACCCCCGAAAGTTCAAAACCGCAAGCGGAAGGGGGATCGGCCCTATGCCGGTCGTCATCCCTCCAGAAGAGGAGTTCGCAATGGGCTGGAATGACAGCGACGAGATCCGCATCCTGGCGAGTGGCCAGGTGTACATCGCACCGGTCGGCACCTCGTTGCCGACGAACCCGACGAGCGTGCTGCCGTCCGCGTGGACGGGCCTCGGCCTGCTCTCTGAGGAGGGCGTGAGCCTCAACTACGCCCCGAGCATCGAGGAGTTCCGCGCGTGGCAGGTCCGTGGCGTCGTCCGCCGCGAGGTCACCGGCATCGACTTCACCGCCGCGTTCGAGATGTTGCAGTGGAACGAGGCCTCCCTGCCGTTCGCGTTCGGCGGCGGCGTCATCACCGAGCCGAGCCCGGGCGTGTACCGCTACGACTTCCCGATCGGCAGCGAGGCGCTCAACGAGCGCGCGATGGTCATCGACGGCGTCGACGGCGACGTGCACCAGCGCCTCATCATCCCGTCGGGCAGCGTCACCGAGGGCGTCGAGACGACGATGCAGCGCGGCGCGATGTCGACGCTGCCGATCTCCTTCGCCGCCCTCGAGATCGACGGACAGTCGATCGCGGCGTTTCTCACCGACGACGACGCGGCGTTCGCCGCCGGCTCCTGATGGCGGGCGCGTCGGCGAAGCCGCGCGCCAAGCCGCCGAACGGCAAGGCGCCCCGGCGCGCCGCGGCGGTCGCCGCCGCGGAGATCAACGACACCAACGCCGAGAGCGTCGAGGAGTTCCACGGCGTGCAGCTGACGATGCCGGCGCGGCTGCCGCAGACGTTCATGATGGATTTCGCGGAGATGCAGGAGATGCAGCTCAACCAGCGTCCCGAAGCGATCGGGATGGCCTGCACCCTCGTGAAGTCCGTCATCGGAGAGGACCAGTGGCGCGCCGTGCGCAACGCCATCGCCGGTGAGCTCAGCGACGACGGCGGCGCGAAGATCCTCGGCGAGCTGCTGTCGGTGATCCTCAACGGCACCAGCATGGAGCTGGGGGAATCAACAGCCTCGGGCACGCCCTAGCCACCGGCTGGGACTTCCTCGAGGCCGACTTCCAGCGCTACTACGGCCTGGATCTCCGGGTGGAGATCCAGGCCACCACGCCGCGGCGGCTGTGGGCGCTCACCAGGAGCCTGCCACCCGACGCTGCGTGGTGCCGGCAGGGCAAACGATGGTCGCAGCAGGACGAGCTCGCGGCGATCGCGATCGAACGCAACGACGCGTGGATGCGCGTCCTCGCGATCGGCCAGGGACGCAAGGTCGAGAAGGTCCCGCCGGTCGCGCCGATCAAGCACCCCGACCGCACCGCCGGTCAGCAGGCGGCCAACCCCGACGTGCCCGCGCGCATGTCCACACGCGGCGAGATCGCCGCGTTCTTCGGCAAGCTCAGGAGGTGAGACACGTTGACGAAAATCGGTACCGGCTACGTCAGCGTGGACGCCGACCTCACGCCGTTCTGGCGACAGATTGATCGTGAGCTCGCGGGCGGCGACGCCCGCTTCAAGAAGGCCGGCCGATCCGCCGGAAGAGCGTTCGGCGACGGCTTCAGCGGTGCGCAGCGCGACGTCACAGGACTGCGGTCCAGCCTCTCGGGGCTGGACCGCGACTCCCGCAAGGCGCAGAAGGGCTTCTCGGGACTCGCCGCTTCGTTCGGTGGCGGCGGCGACAACGTCAACCGATTCGCCCGCGACCTCGATGACTTCGGCGGCGCCGCCGGCGGCGCCACCGCCACCATCGGCGGCTTCAAGATCGCCATCGGCGCGATCATCCCCGTGCTCGTGTCGTTCTCCGGCGCGGCGATCGCGGCCGCGTCATCGCTCGGGCCGCTCATCGGACTTGCCGCGGCGGCCGGCAACGGCCTCGCTGCCGCCGCCCAGGGCCTCGGCGTGTTCAAGCTGGCAACCGCCGGCATCTCCGACGCGCTGAAGGAGCAGACGACCAACCAGACGCAGGTCGCGAGCGCCGCGATCTCCAGCGCCAGCCAGCAGCGCTCGGCCGCCCGAACGATCCAGTCCGCCCAGGACGGTGTTCGCGATGCCCTCGCGGGCGTGCAGGATTCACACGACGGGGTGCGTGACGCCGCCGAAGCTCTCGCCGACGCTGAGCACGACCTCTCCGATGCGCAGCGTGACGCCGTCGCGGTCCAGAAGAAGCTGAGCGGCGCGCGGACCCAGGCTCGCCGCGCACTCGTCGACATGCACGCCGCGGTCGCCGAAGCGATCCTCGACGAGCGCACCGCGGTGCTGGAGCTCGGCGACGCGGCCGAGACGCTCGCCGCGTTGCAGACCGGTCCCACCCAGGACGACCTCGCGGACGGGTCGCGCGCGGTCACCGAGGCGATCCACAACCAGGAGCAAGCCGTCATCAGCCTGCACCGCGCGCAGGAATCGCTCGACGAGCTCATGGGACGCGCGGCCGGCAACGAGCAGCGCCGCGCGGACGCCGCGGCCGCGCTGACCCGCGCGCAGGAGCATCAGCGACGCGTCGACGCCGACATCAACGCGACCTACGACGAGCGCACCCGCGCGCTGCAGCTGCTCGCTGACGCGACGACCGCTTCGCGGGAGGCCAACGCCGCGGTGGCCGCCTCGAACACCGACAAGGCGCAAGCACTTCAGGACGTCACGAGCGCGCAGGACGCGCTCGTGGCCGCGCAAGCCAACGCGATCGCGACCCAGAAGGCGCTCGCGGCGCTGCAGGCCGGCCCGAGCGACGACGACAAGCAGCGCGCGCTGCTCGAGCAGGAGCAGGCCGAGCTTCGCCTCGCCGAGATTCGCCGCGAGCGCATCCGGCTGGAGAAGGACGCGGCCGCGGCCGACAAGGCCGGCGTCGAAGGCTCCCAGGACGTCGTCGACGCGAAGGCCGCGATCGTTGCCGCCGACGAGCGGGTGCAGGACGCCGAGCGCGGCGTACGCGACGCGCACCGCGCGGTCACCGACGCGCAGCGCGACGTCGTCGAAGCTCAGCGCGCCGTTGTCCGCGCCCACCAGGCTCTGTCTGACGCACAGCTCTCCGCGAACGAGTCGATGCTCAGCGGCGCCGCCGCGACCGCGGCGATGAACGACAAGATGAACGCCCTCCCCGCCTCGACGCAGGCGTTCGTCAAGCAGCTCATCGCGATGAAGCCGCGCCTCGACGAGCTGCGCACCACCGCAGCCGACGGGTTCTTCCCCGGCGCTACCGCCGGACTGCGCGCAGCGATGGGCAGCTTCACCAGCGTCAACAAGGTGGTCGCGCAGACCTCAAGCGTGCTCGGTGATGCCGCCCAGAAGAGCGGCGAGCTCGTCGGGAGCCCCGCGTTCGGCCGCGACATCGAGACGATCGGCGGGCGCAACGCCAAGGTCATCGAGACGATGGGCGAAGCACTCCGCCACGTCATCAGCGCCCTGCGCCACGTGATGGTCGCCGCGGGCCCGCTCACCCAATGGCTCGCCGACACCGCGAACAAGTGGGCGCTCAACGCCGCGGAGGCAGCGAAGGCCGGTCGCGAGTCGGGCCGGCTCGCCGCGTTCTTCGAGAAGACCCGCGCGATCGCTGAGCGTCTCGGATCGATCATCGGGCACCTCACCAGCGGACTGCTCGGCATCGGCAAGGCCGGCAAGGTCAGCGGCGACCAGATCTGGGCGTCGATCGACCGCGCCGCCGGCCGCTTCGACGCGTGGGCGAACAGCGCGAAGGGCCAGACCGCGCTGCACGACTTCTTCCGGCGCTCAAGCGAGCTCGCCGCAGCGCTGCTGCCCGTCATGGGCGGCATCACCTCGGCGATCGCGGCGCTCGTGCTCAAGACACTGCCGCTCGCACACGTCCTGAACCTGCTCGGTCCATACGCCGACGAAGCCACCACGGCGTTCATCGCATACAAGCTCGCGGTCATCGCGACCGGCCTCGCGACGAAGATCGCGACCGGCGCCGTCTGGCTGCACAACGCGGCGCTCGCGGTGCAGTCGGTCAACATGGTGCGCTGGCGCATCCTGATCGCTGCGGCCGCCATCCAGACCGGAGTGATGACGGCTGCGCAATGGGCGCTGAACGTCGCGCTGCGCGCCAACCCGATCGGGCTCGTCATCACTGCGCTCGTCGCGCTCGTCGCCGGCCTCATCTACGCCTACCACGAGTCCGAGACGTTCCGAGCGATCATCGACGCCGCGTTCAAAGGCGTCACCATGGCATTCGGCTGGGTTCTGAACGCCGCGCAGAACGTGTTCGGGTGGCTGAAAACCAACTGGCCGCTCGTCCTGGCGATCCTGACCGGCCCGATCGGCCTCGCCGTGCTCGCGATCGCGCGGCACTGGGACACGATCAAGATCGCCGCGCAGACCGCGTGGAACGCGATCAAGTCCGCGGCCGCGACGACCTGGGACGCGATCAAGACCGCGATCGTCACACCGATCCGCCTCGCTCGCGACATCATCGGCGACGTCGTCACCGGCATCGCCAACCGCCTCGCGAGCGGCTGGGAAACGATCAAGGGCGCGGCGGGGTCGGCGTGGGCCACCATCCGCGATCTCGTCCTCACTCCGATCCGCGCGGCCCGCGACCTGATCCCCGACGTGATGAGCGGACTCGTCAACCGCGTGCAGACGGGCTGGGACACCGTCACCAAGGGCGTCAAGAACTTCGCCGGCGACGTCAAGGACAAGATCGAGGCGGCGTTCAAGGGCGCCGCGAACCTCGTCATCGGCTTCGTCAACAAGATCATCTGGGCGATCAACAAGATCCCCGGCGTCCCCGAGATCAAGGAGATCGAGAAGCTCGCCGAGGGCGGCACCTTCGGCGGCGGCACAAGCGGCGGTGGCACGGGCGGCCCGAACGGGACCGGGCGGCTCGCTCGCGGCGGCGCCTTCGGGCGCACCGGCGGGCTGATCAACCACCCGATCACGCTGATGGGCGAAGAGGCCCCACGCTGGCCGGAGATCGTCATCCCGACGAACCCGGCCTACCGCGACCGCGCTCGCGCACTGCTCGCACACGTCGCCGGCACGATCGGTTTCGCCAAGGGCGGCCGCTACAGCGTTGACGACATGGCCGCGCTGGCGAAGGGTGTCGGCGCCAGCGCCCCGCGGATCATGGGCGCAATCGGCATGGCCGAGTCCTCGGGCGACCCGGCTGCACACGGCCCTCCGGATGGCCGCGGCCTCTGGCAGATCGAGTGGCCGGTGTGGGCCCGCACGATGACCGGCCGTGGCCTGAGCAACGCCTACGACCCCAGCCAGAACGCGCGGATGATGAAGATCGTCCAGGACATGCAGGGCCTCACGGCCTGGGTCGTCTACAACACCGGCGCGTACAAGCGTTACCTCGACGGCGACGACGGTGGCGGGCTGCTCGGGAAGATCGGCGGCGCGATCAGCTCCGTTGGCGGGGTGATGGGCGACCTCCTGTCCAAGGGCGCCGGTTTTCTCCTCGACCAGCTGCCCGGCGTCGGCAACCTCCCCGACTGGCTGAAGGGGACGGGCAAGTACGTCCTCGGCAAGGCCGGCGACTGGATCAAGGACAAGGTCTCCGGGCTCGTCGGTGGTGGCGGGTCCTCCGGCGGCCCGGGCGTCATGACGGGTACCAACGCGAAGGCCGAGAAGCTCGCGCGGATGTTCGGCGCGACGATCACCAGCGCCTACCGGACCCCGGCGCAGAACGCGGCCGCCAACGGCGCGGCCGGGTCCAGCCACAAGAAGGGCTCACCGTCGAACCCGGGCGCTCACGACTTCGTGCCGGCCAGCAGCGAGCTGCTCGCCGAGGCGCTGAAGATGGGCGCCAAGTGGGTCGACAACCACGACTTCGGATCTGGTCTGCACTCCCACGTCTCGTGGTTCAGGCAGGGCGGCCAGTTCGGCGGGCTTCCCCCATACCGCGGCACCTTCCACACCGGCGGGATCGTCGGCGGGCCCACCGGCGCCCCCGCGTCGATCACGGCGCTCGGCGGCGAAGCACTCATCCCCGACGGCGTCGGCCTGGTCGGACAGCTGCAGGACCTCACCGCGGAAATCCGCGCGATGCGCCAGTCAGGGATGCCCGGCGTGATGAACGAGATCACCGACCACGTCCTCGAACGCGGCGGCCAGCACTCCCACCGCCGGCGCATGACAGCCGGCAACCCCGCGACAACCGCGATCGTCAGCTAACGGACGGAGACGGCATGGCACGAGTACAGGTCAGCGGACAGCCATGGGGAACCCTGTGGGACCGCTCCGGCAACGTGATCCCCGGCCAGCAGGCCGAGATCAACACCCCCATCTACGCCGACGCCACCGGCGAGACCGAGCTCGAGCCCAGCCTCTTCGTCGCTGACGTCAACGGCCGGCTCCCCGGATTCGTCGACGAAGGCGACTGGACACTCACCGTTGGGACGCTCGACCTCCCGGCGCCGGCACTCGGCGGAACCTTGCCGGCCCGCGCTGATGCGGGCGCCACCGCCGCCGCCGCGGTGGTCGCCGAGGCCTTCGCTCGGGCATCCGCCGTCGCAGCCGAAGCGACTGCGCGAGCATCTGCCGACAACACGATCGCAGCGGCCGCAGCGACTGCCCAGGCGCTTGCGCAATCGGTGGAAAGCGGTAGTGCCTGGGAGGACCTCACCGAGGACGACGTCCTCACCATCGACGCCGGGATACCGGCGTGGCGACCGCCGTCCGGCGGCGCGTCCGCCGACGCCTCCGCGACGGTCAAGGGCCTCACCAAGCTCAGCATCGCGCCCGCGTCGCCGACTGCTCCCATCGCGCTCGGCGCGAACGAGAAGGGCGCGGTCGGCGGTGTGGCAACGCTCGACGCCGTGGGGCGCGTGCCCGCCGGGCAGATCCCCGTCGTGCGTCCGGTCCCCGCCGTCGGAGCACGGTCGTTTCTGCCCAACGGCGTGAAACTGCGCGGTGCCAACCTCGTGGTCAAGCCCTCCCATCCGCTGACGAACAGCGGCTTCACGAACCAGGGCGCATGGGCGCGCTACTACGAGGAGTGGGACTGGACGGGCTGGATCAAGCCGCAGATCGACCGAGCGATCTACGAGGGCATGAACGGCATCCGCCAGATCGGCGACGTGTTCGGCCTCAAGCTCGGCTACTACAGCGAAGCGACCTACCTCGCGCACTGGGCGCAGCTCATCGAGTACTGCGCGGCCAACAATCTCTACGTCTACGCGACGGGAGGCAGCGAGCTGCACTTCGGTGGCGCGTCCTACGCCGAGGTGGCGGCCTACATCGCGGCCTACGCCTCGTTCGTCAATCAGTACCCGAACGTCATCGCGCTCGACGTTCTTCAGGAGATCCCCGACGCGACCTCGGGCCGGATCGCGAACCTCAAGATCGTGCGCGACGCCTGCAAAGCCGCGAACCCGAACCTGCCGATGACCTTCAGCATGGCGGCCGTCAACGGCTTCAACGCTGTCGCGACCGTGCAGGCCCTCGATCCGATCGTGGACTTCTTCGATGGGCACGGCTACAGCACCGTGACAGAGCTAAGCCTGAACAACATCCCAGGCAGCGGCTACTACACGTCCACCCATCCCAAGCCGCTGATGATCGGTGAGTTTGGCGCCTCTCAGTCTCAGAGTTCTGGGCAGCGTGTTGCACATGCCAAGTCGTTCCGCGACTGGTTCGCGAGCCACCCGTCGGTCATCGGATGTCTGTACTGGGCACTCGCGGATCAGGACGTCGCGGGTGCCCCGGCGAACACATGGGGGCTGTTCACGAACGCTCGGACGACCCTGAACAATGGCGCCGCACTGAGCCTTCCCGCCGCGACAATCACCGTTGTTTCGACGGCCGGCGCTGGCACGCAGGACAGCCCGGCGTTCCCCTCGTCGGGCACGTTCGAGCTTGGCGGCAACACGATCGCCTACACGGGCAAGACGGCGGTGACGTTCACGGGATGCACGGGTGGCGCTGGGTCAGTGCCAGACGGCACTCCGATCTACGTCCGGCGCGCCGATGTCGCCGACGTGCTGCGTACCTTCCCCGAGCGCGTCGCGCCACTGATCGTTGAGCGCATCCTGGCAACGGACACGGCGATTTCGGCTCCGAACACGGCGACGAACCTGGCCGTCGGCTCCGTGGATCTGCGGTTCCCGATCCCGATGCTTTGCGAGATGATCGCGACGGCCGACATCGACATCCTGACGGCTGGCAACGTCTACTCGTTGCAGATCAGCGCGCCGGGCGGTCAGACAATGGATGGCACGACCCTGACGGTGCCGAAGGCTGTTGGTGGCGGTGTGGCCTCCAGGATCACGCTGACGACGGCCTATGCCGTCCGGGTCCCGGCGGGCTATAACGTTGCCAACTTCACCTGCTACGTAGGGCACGTCTCAGGGTCCGCAGCGGACGCCGTCGCGAAGGCGACGAACACGCGCTGCAAGTGGACGTTGACGCCGCTCTAGAAGCTCAGAAATGCGCGTAGAAGTCCCATGCGGGCGCAGCGTCGCTGACCTTCGCGAAGTATCGATCCTCGTTCCGGCGGCCCTGGCATGTGCGTCTGAGGGTGTCTCGCCTTGAGATTCCGGTGTACGTCGGCTGCAAGCCCACGTTGATCTCGTCGTAGTCGTAGTGCGAGGCCACGAAGCCACACACGCGATGTACGGCTGGCATGGCGCAGTCGTTGAACGCGACGACGCCGCCAACGTCGAGCATCCTGTTCACGTAGAAGAAGTCCAGCAGCGTGTGGTCGAACGTGTGGTAGCCGTCGATGTAGGCGAACTGCAACCGCAAGCCGTCGGCCAACAGGCGCGGCAGCTCGGCGTAGTCGAAGCCCGCGACTAGTTCGTGACGGTCGGCCATTCCTGCGGCCTCAATCGCTCGGCACCCCCGGTCCGCGTAGTGCTCGCGCTGGAAAGGGTCGATCGAGACCAGGTGCACGTCGTCGTTGGCTCCGAGGATCGCGAGCGCCGAGACTCCGTAGGCCATCCCGATCTCAAGTGCTTGACGGACGGGCCGCGCCTTGATGCACCGCTGAATCGCCTGGGCGTAGCTGAGCGGGATGTTGAAGTCCAGAGGGACGCTGTCCTCGCCAGCCGTTCGTCCTTCGGCAAAGAGTCGCGCGAGCGCTGGCGGATGAATCGTCACTCGCCTGACCCTATCGCCGGATTGCTGCTTTGCGTACGACGCAGCCGATCACCCGTCGAGCCCGGATACGCCCGCCTGCCAGGATTCTGAGCCCATAGAAACGCCCCCGCGACCGTTGGAGCGGCCCGGGGGCATGGCACAAGGAGCTGCACTCCCGATGCTCACCGAACGTACCGCGTCCGACCAGGCGCTGCTCGACATCTGCGGGCGCCGCCGCTCGCCCGCCACCTTCTCGGACTTCCACAAGGGCCGACGCCCCGGCAACGCCGGGCAAACCTATCCGGCCGATCCGCCCAGCATCAGCGAGATCGTCGCCGTGATGAAGGCGTGCGACGACACGCTCGCCGGACAGCGCCTCCGCGCGCTGATCGTGCTGCTCTGGCGCTCCGGCGTCAGGATCAGCGAAGCGCTCGCGCTCGGCGAGCAGGACCTCAACGAGCGCGAGAACACCATCCTCGTGCGCAAGGGCAAGGGCGGCAAGCGCCGCATCATCGGCATGGACGACTGGGGCTGGCAGGAAATCCGGCCCTGGCTCGAGGTCCGCAAGACCCTTCCCGTCGGCACCGTGTTTCCGATCGTGCTCGGCGCGTCCGCCGGGAAGCGGTGGAGCTCGTCCGGCGCCAGGTCAGCGCTGCGCCACGCGGCCGAGCGCTCCGCGGTCCGCCGGCGCATCAACCCGCACGGCTTCCGTCACGCGCACGCCGTCGAACTCGCCCGCGAGGGCATGTCCATCCACCTCATCCAGCGCCAGCTCGGGCACGCCAACCTCGGCGTCACCGCGATCTACCTCGCGTCGATCGGCAACGGCGAGGTCATCGAAGCGATGAGCGCCCGGCGCGCACCGATGGTGCCCGCCATGTAGCCGAAGGAGATCCCCATATGGCTCGTGTAGAGGTTCGCTCGCAGTCCTGGGGCACGCTTTGGGACCTGTACGGCAACGTCCAGGTCGGGCAACTCGCATCCATCGACACCACCGTCTACGCCGCCTCCAGCGGCGGGACGGAGGTCACGCCGGGCAACTTCTACACGGGCGGCGACGGAACCCTCCCCGGGTGGGTCGACGAGGGCGACTGGATACTCACGATCGACGACGACGACTACGGCGCGCCTGCGGTGAGCGGCACCTTGCCGCCGCGAGTGGGTGCGCTGGAAAGCGATCAAGTTGCGCAGGACGTCGAGATCGCCGCGCGGGCCCCGAATGTCGCGCTGCCGATCCTCACGAAGAACTACGCCATGCCGACCGGCGGGAACGACAGTCCCGCGCTCGCCGACGCGTTTGATGACGCGGAGGCCCGCGGCGGTGACGTCATCGAAGCGCGAGCCGGGACACACTCGTTCGCGACGAAGGTCGACCTGCCACCCCGGTGCAGCATCATCGGGGCGGGAGCGAGCACCATCTTCCGCGCCTCGGGTGACAACTTCATCCTCGGGCTGCGCGGCCTCTCGGGCGGCGGTCCGAGCTACCAGTCGCGGGTCGCGCACGTCTGGTTTCAGGGGCCGGCCGGCGGGCCGCAGGCAGCGGGCGGCGCACTCGACTTCACCGACGCCGAGTACAACCTGACCGTCGATCACATCTGGCTGGGCGACAACCTCTACTACGGGCTGTTCATGGTGCCCGGCCAGCCCGCCGGGATCTGGACGCTCGACAGGGTGCGTTGGAACGGTGTCGCCGGGTGCATGTACGCCATCGAGGTGGGCAGCGGCGCGGACCTGCTCAGCGACGTCACCTGCACGCGCTTCGTCGGGACCGGGGCGTCCCCTGCGGACATGGCGCGCTGGCTATTCGTGCGCAACGGCGTGGACACGTTGTCCTTCGGCGACTCGCTGTTCACGGGCGGCGATCTGGGCGCGGTGATCGGTGTCGATGGCGCGCCGGGCAGCGTGACGAATCCGAAGTTCACAAACTTCGTGCTCGACACGCTCGACAGCGAGGGCTTCAACATCCAGAAGTGCTCCTCCCTCGACTTGACCGCGTGCGGCATTCAGGGCTGCGGCAACGCCACGCTCCCCGGCCTGCGAGTCGGCCCGTCGGCCAACAGCGTGCGGGTGCTCGGCGGCAACGTCAACTTCAACGACGGCGACGGCATCGTCATCAACGAAGGGGCCGCGAACACGAAGATCCTCGGCACCGACATCCTGAGCAACAACCTGACCAACCAGGCCTTCGGGTCCGGCGTTTCCATCTCAGCCGACGCGTCCGACATCGACATCGACCACTGCCCGATCGGCAACGGCGTGCTCACGATGCCCGACGTCGTCGGCAACCCCGGCCCCGCCGGACACCAGAAGTACGGCGTCCTGGTCGCGGGCGGCGGCGGCGACTACATCCGCCTCGGCCGCTCCAACCGCTACGCAGGCAACGAGAACGCCGCGATCCTCAACGCCGCGACGGGGATCCACAACGAGATCGACACGGGCCTCGGCGCGGCGAACCCCGACACGTCGGGCGCGTCGCTCGCGACGCTGGAGACTGAGGTCAACCAGGTCAAGGCGCTTCTGCGGGCGCGTGGACTGATGCCGTCGTGACGATCGCTTTGCGTCCGATCGAGCAGGAGGTGTAGGCCGTGCCGCTCGTCATTCCGACCTTCACGCCATCGACGCGCGAGTCACACGAGTTCGACGGCATCGAGCTCGCTGACGGCATCATCTTCGATCTCGCCGACGCGCCGGTGTTCACGCCGGCGCCGCTGCGCCTGGACTGGATCGGGGGCATCGACGCCGACGGCAGCGTCCCGCTGGACACCGGTCACAGCGACAACGCGACGCTGACGCTCCCGCTCAGGGTGCAGAAGCAGACCAGCGCCGACAACGCGTGGAACAAGCTCGGCGTGATCGTCGCGAAGCTCGAGGCGACCCGTCGCAGCCGCGACGGTCTGCAGCACGTCTGGACGCCGAAGGACGCGACATCCTCGTGGCTGTTGACGGTCCGCTCCGGTGAGATCGCGGAGTTGCCGATGGCGTCGCGTGGCGACGCGATCGGGTATCTCCTGCGCGCGCCGCGGTTCACGATCGTGCTGACGTGCGACCCGTTTCTCTACCGCGACGGCGAGTTGGTGGAGTACGACGAGGTCACGAGCAGCGCGCCCGTCTTCTCGATGCTTCTCGACAACGTGCCCGGGCACGTCGATGCCGAGGCGACGATCACGGTCACCGACGACGCCGGCGAGGCGCGACGCCACGTCGAGGTCGGCCTGGGCGAGAACTCCGCCGCGCCGCTCCTCGTCGACTCCGCGGCCGGCGGGCTGAAGGTCACCGGGTTCGCTGGCGCGCGCACGACGCGGACCGGGTCCTACGGCTCGGATGTCATCCGAGCGACGCTCGCCACTCAGACCCAAGCGATCTGCGGCACCGGCGAGCTCGGGCACGTCGGCGTGATGCGTCCCAAGGCTCGCATCTGGGCGACGTCGCTGAACATTCGCCTGCGCCTGGCGTATCGCACCGCCGACGGGTCCTACAGCTACACGCCCTGGGTGGCGCCGGTCGTCGAGGACGCATTCTGCGAAGTCGCGTTCGGCGTCATCACGGTCGGCGTCGTCCGTGCCGGCGCGCAGCAGTGGGACGCTCGGATCGAGGCCTACAGCGAGACCGCCGGCGACACGGTCGACGTCGACTACCTCGAGCCGTTGCCGTCCGAGCGATGGATGGCCGCGCGTGCCGCGTACCAGTACCACTCCGGTGTGCTCACGGCGCTCGACGGCTTCACCGGGCGTACCGCGGGCGCCGCGCTCGGCGGAACCGCCGCGCAGATCGGTGGCAACTGGACGACCACGGGAGCGACCACCGACTTCGCGGCCGCCGACGACTACCCCGCCAGCGGTGAAGAATCGATCGCGCGAGCCACAGTCGACTCATCTGCGCGCCTGGCTGTGATCGGCGGCAGCGTCACCGACTGCGAGGCCAGCATCACCGCCGGCATCGACGGTGCGACGAGCTTGTCTGAGGACGTCGAGCAGGGCGTCGTCGCCAGGTACGCAAACACGAGCAACTACGTGCGCGCGACGTTCGAGCCCAACGGCTTCGGCTCCAGGCTCTTTCAGGTGATCGTCCGGATCGCCGGCGCCGAGACGGTCGTGGCAAGCCACGACTACGGCCAGTTCGGAGCCGGCCGCGATATCGATGGGACGACTCGTCTGATCGTTCGTTCCGACGGCACCTTCATCGCAACACGCTTTCTCAGCTCCAGTGAGCAGTCCCACGAGCTGCTTGGAGAGCACAGCTCCCTCAGCACCGGGGGTGTCCTGGAGAGCGGCAAGGCCGGGATCTACGATCGCGACGGCGGAGGAAACGGTACGAGGCACTACCGCGACTTCTACGCCGCGACACCCCCCGCCGAGCCGATCGCGATCTACCCCGACCGCGCGATCGAGTTTCGCCACGACTCGACCGAACGCGAGAGCGCCGACGGGTCGCTGTGGGGCAAGCCGAAGCTGACGCCCGGTGGGCGCGCACTGGTCCCGTGCGCCGGAAGCGAGGGCCGCGCCTACCGGCTGTGGTGCAAGGCGCGGCGCAACGACATCGCGACGGTGGCGGATGCGCACATCGCGGACGCCACGAAGCTGAAGGTGTCACTGAGGCCGCGCTACCGCATGCCGACCAGCCCATGAGTGACAGGCCACCGCTCGAGCTGCACGCCGAGATCGACACAGCCGACGGCCTCGAGCAATACCGCTGGGACGCCAACGCGCGCGACCCTGAGGACCGGCCGCTGGCGATCTCGTGCGCATCCACCCTCATGAACGGCTACGCCTCCGGCGGATGCTCGCTCGCGCGGCGCATCGCACGCGGCTACCCCGACCTCGGGCTCTACGACACGATCCGGTTCGTCGGAGTCGACGGCCGCGTCGCCTACGAGGGCCGCGGATCCCGGTATCCCCGAGAGGCAGGCACCCAGCACCGCATCACCGCGGAGGCCGTCGGGTGGATGGCACACGCCCGCGACAAGCCCATCCTGTTTCTCGGCGTCGACCAGGACATGGCGGCCTGGGTACAGCCGACGGCGGCCCGGCAGAGCGGACTACAAGTCGGCGGGTTCGCGGTGAAGGGGCCCGGCACCGTGATGGACGACAAGGTGCTCAGCCAATCCTTCGACGGTGCCTGGATCTTCGGTGAGCTGCCCATCTGCGAGGCCTGGTATGACGCCGGCCCCGGCCAGTACATCGGCAGCGTGTACTACGCCTGGGAACGCGGTCTCAACGTCACCGCGAGCGGCGACGGCTGGGTCTGGGCAGTCGGCGGTGCGGCCACCCGGGAATTCGCCGACCCCGCGGGAACCCCAAGCCTCCAGGCCGCTGGCCCCGACGGTGGCAGATTCGACGTCAGCGTCGCCCATGACCACCGCTATGGCTGGGTCACCCTCTACAACGCTGCCGCCGGCGGAACCCCGGAGATGCAGTACAACGTCGACTGGACGGCCCTGCAGGCGATCGGACGCCACGACCTCCCGCTACAGGGCGCCGGGCCCTACGGGCTGTTGGGCTCGGACATCATCAAGCGCACGGCAGCGCTCGCCGCCCCCCTGCTCGATACCAGCGGCGTTCTCGCGACATCGCACGCGATCGACCAGTTCGTGGTGCGCGACCCGACGGATGCCTACGACATCTGGCTGATGACCAACGCCTACGAGCGGTGGAACATCGCTGTGTGGGACAGCAAGCGGCTCGTCTACGAGCCGCTCCCCGACATCACGCAGGTGCAGGAAGCCGACTGGGTGCTGCGCACCGACCACCGCAACAACCTGCGCCGCAGCTACGACGGACCCACCACCGACGGCGCGAAGAACGGGGTCATCGTCCGCTTCCAGAACATCCTCACCGGCGAAGCCTCCATGATCGACCCGACGACCAATCCCGAGCTCGCCGCCACCGACAGCCGCCTCGCCGCCAACCGTGCCGGGATCCAGGACTGGGAACCGATCCAGCTGCCCAACCCGAACACCCCCGCCGGCGCCGCCAAGATCGCCGCTGCCGCACTCACTGAGTTCAACCGCCAGCGCACCCCAGGGCGCTTCACCATCACTGGGCACATCCGCGACGCCGCGGAGAACTGGCACCAGGGCTGGGTGACCCGCGCCGCCCAGACGGTCCTGGTCGAGGAAGACGAGGACGATCCGATCCGCGTCATCTACGAGGCCTCGTGGAACCAGGACTCCCGGGAGCTGACGATCAACGCCGACGCCGCCTCCAAGACGATCGACGCGATCGTCGCTGATATGGGCGTCTAGCGCAACCGAGTAGCGAGCACGCCCTGCGTGATCGCGATGATCCGGTCAGCCGACATGATCCGGCTGCGCGGGCACGGGCTGACATCACGCCCGTACTCGTCGATCACCAGGATGCGAGTGCAGGGGCGCTGGTCCGGGCTGGTCGGCATCGCAGCCGATGCCGTGCCCGGCACGACAAGCGCGAGTAGCAGCAGGGCGAGCGGTAGGCGTCGTCTCATCGCCCCACCCTCGCACGCCACCACCGGGCGCCGCTCGAATTTGCAGAAAGTGTGGGGTTATGCGCCCCGTAGCGCCTCACTCGAGGCCTGTCCCGCCCGCCGCCACGAGAGGCCGGTCCCGTGCCGCTACCCCCGCTCTCACCATGACCAACGACGAGTGGAGCCCTCGCCTCGAGGATCGCTTCAAGCACGTCGACAAGCAGCTCGAAGAGCTTCAGCTCGACGTGCGCACATTCGCTCCCGTCGTCGGCCAGGTCGTCGGCCTGGAAGCCGACGTCGAGGGAGTCCAGCGAGCGCTCACCGACGTGCGCGGCGACCTTCGCGACCTGCAACGCGAATCCGCCGCCGCGGTCCGGCGCGCCGAGGACGCAGCAGCAGACGCGATCCGTCGCGCGGACTCCACCGCAAACGACGTCATCCGCTCCGGTCGCACCGAGAACCTCAAGCTCATCGGGATCGTGCTCGGAACGTTCACCACAGTCGTCGTCGGTATCGCGACGGCCCTTCTCACGGGGAAGATCGGATGAGCTCACGCACCGCCAGAATCATCGCCGTACTGCTCGGGCTGCTGCTCGGCGTCGCGTTTCTCATCGCCGGCGCCGCGTACCGCGAGACCGTGGGTCTGCAGAAGGACCGAGTGCGCTCCAACGCCGACATCCAGCGCATCGCCCGCCAGGTATTCCCGTCCGAGCGCGAAGGCCGCCGGCAGCTGCTCGACGCGGTCCGCATGTGCGCCGCCGACGCCGAATGCACCGCGCTCTTCCGCGACCTCGCGCCGCGCGGCATGGCCGGACCACAGGGCGCCCGCGGGCGCGCCGGCGCACCAGGCCGCACGGGGCGCACCGGCGCCCGCGGCTGGCGCGGCCGCACCGGTATCCCGGGGCCCATGGGACCGGCGGGTCCGCCGGGCGCGCGCGGACCAGCCGGCCGCGGCGCGCCGGGCGCCCCGGGTCAGCCCGGACCGCAGGGACCGCCTGGCTTGACGCCACCCGTCGGTGACGTCATCGCGCAGCTCTGCCGCGAGGCACCCCTCCTCGCGCGCCTTCTCACCTGTCGCTGACCCGGCCCCCAGGAGGTCCCCATGCCGACGACCATCAACGGGCGCCAGCTCGGCGTCGCGCGCAACGGCGTGTTCACCACCGCGAACACCGACCCGATCGCCGGCGGCCGGCTCTGGCCCGAGGCCGCGCTGACGTGGAACGCGATGCGCGCCGCGTTCATCACCGACGGCGGGAACCCCGGCCACTTCCGGCCGGGCGGCCCCGCCTCGAGCGCGCGGTCGATCGTGCAGCAGCAGCACTTCTGGACGCATCAGCCGCCGCCGGCCGCGCGCCCCGGGACGAGCAACCACGGGTGGGGCATCGCCGTCGACATCCCCTACGCCGACGCTCAGGCCTGGCTGATGCGCAACGCGCCGCGGTTCGGCTGGTCGCACGACGAGGGCGCCCGCGTCGGTGAGCGCTGGCACTTCCGCTACGTCGGCGCGTCCAAGTCGCTGCTGCGCAAGCTCAAGCGCGACCCACTCGCCGGCTACACCGCCAGCGAGAAGCGCTGGATCCGCGAGCTCGACGCACTCGCCCGTGCCGGCCGCGGCAGCAGCGACCGCGCTCGCGTGCTTCGCAGCGTCATGACCGAGCAGCGCCGCAGGTTGTGGCGCGCCGCGCAGGACACGCGCGGCTGGACCACTTCTCGCCGGCGGCGCTACGCGTCGCTGAAGGCCCGCACCACCTGACCCAGGAGGACCCAGCATGCCGCTCAACCGCTTCCTCACGTTCATCAAGCCGTACCTCAACGCGCTCGCCGGCGCGCTCGCCGCGTTCCTCATCGCCAAGGCCAACGTGCTCGGGCTCCCCGGCCTCGGCGAGCACGGCGACGAGCTCACCACCGCGATCGCCGCGGCGCTCGCCTGGACCGTCACGCAGGGCGCCGCGCAGCTCGGCGACAGGTCGTGGCTGAAGGGCCATCACCTGGAGCTCGCCGGCGACGCGCAGGTGCAGGCCGCGGCGTTCGTGGCGGCGGCGCCCGCGCAGACCAGCGCCGCCGGCATCGACCCGGAGCTCGAGGCGCTCGTGGAGCTCGGCGAGGACCTCCCCGACGACGACGAGGAGTTCGCCGCACCGCCCGACCACGAAGTGCCCTCGACGCCCGACCACGATCTGACCGGCCGCGTCGATGAGCCCGACGCGCCATGAAGCTCTCCAAGCGCGGCGCCGCGCTCATCGAGGAGTTCGAGGGGTTCGTCGCACACCCCTACCGCGACGCCGTCGGTGTGTGGACGATCGGCTACGGCAGCACGAAGGGCGTCGGGCCGAACACCCCGCACGTCACGCGGGCGCAGGCCGAGGCACGCATGATGCGCGAGGTCGACGCCACCTACGGCGCCGCGGTCAACGCGCTCGGCGTCAAGCTCAACCAGAACCAGCACGACGCGCTCACCTCGTTCGTCTACAACGTCGGGCCCGGCGGCCTCGCCGCGTCAACGACCATCGGCCGGCGGCTGCGCGCCGGAGACCTGCACGGCGCGGCCAACGCACTCCTGGCTTGGGACAAGGCCGGCGGCCGACGCCTCCCGGGCCTGACGCGCCGGCGCGCAGCCGAGCGCGCGCTGTACCTCGAGCCCGTCCAGGAGGTCGGGCCCGCGAAGTGGCTGACGCCGTCGGAGCTGCGCTGGACCCGCGAGTACGACCGCGGGCCCGACCCGGACCGCCGCAAGGTGCTGCAGATCGTGATGCGTCAGGCGCGGAAGAGAATCTGGCGCAAGGCGCAGCCGGAGGAGGACGGAGGCGACGGCCGCGGCTGGACGTACGGACACCGCCGCGAGCGCTACCACAGCCTCATGGCCAGATCGTGACCGGCTCACATCGTCAAACCCAACACCAGACAGGAGTCCCCCAGATGCCCCAGCTCAAGACCCGTGCCTACCCCATCATCATCGCCGCGATCACCGTGCTTGCCGCCACCGGCGGCGCATTCCGCATCACCTGAGTCACTTCTCAGCTGCAGCACCGAACGGGCCGCTTCCCTCCGGGGGAGCGGCTCTTTCGTCGTTCTAGGGGCGAACGCGCAGCCGCCAGGTGAAGCGGCGGATGATCCGGCTCGTCGGCGGATCGGTGTAGACAATCCGGCGAATCTCACCCACGAACGTGTAGGACAGCCGCGGGTTACCTCTGCCGTCGAGCCCCGACCAACCCACCGTGCCGCGACCCTCGCGCGCCTGCGTGTCACCGCCGGCCAGCCAGTCACAGAAGAACCGGACCCGCGACCGTCGCCGACAATCGATCATCCGGATGAGCACCCCCGCGTCGGACGCGCTGTAGTGCAGCCGGTCGATGATGGTGTTGCGCGTGATCATCTTCGCCTCCGCGCGTGACATCGTCGGCGTGCGCTCGGCGGCCGCCACGGGCGCTACAACCAGGCTCGCCAAAGCCGCCGCCATGACGTATCTGCCCACGCGCTTCATATTCTTCCTCCCATAGCTTCCGGATGACTGGGGATTTCGGTTCGTTGCCGAATCGAGTCCGTCCGCGCCACGTTCTAGTTTCCGACGCCCGGAATCGAAGGTCGCCGAGGACAGGGGTCATCCGCACGGGGACGGGTGGGGATGCAGCGACTGCACGTAGGGAGACGCACATGCAGTATCTCCAGCCACCGATTCTCGGTGTCGTCCAGGGTGACGGGATGTGTGCGGATGATGCCGCGTGGGCGTTGCTCGCGGATGCTGCGGAGAAAGCCCTCACGCTGCCTGGCTTGAGTCCGGACGGTCATCGTCTAATTCAGGAGGCTGCAGACTCTTGCCGTCTCGCAGCTGGCCTGCCTCCTCGGCCAGCTCAGCGATCCCCCGGGGCATCGGGATCTCTTCAAGCCGGCTGAAGTCTGCGGTGAACCACGCCATCGGCACCTGGGTGCGCTTGACGATGTACGCGATGTCCTCATCGCTCAGCGTCGACTTCTTGTCGTTGCCCTTCTTCTCGAGCTTGCGCGCGAAGGTCGCGCGGTCGACATGAATGCCCTCATAGATCTCCTTGTAGGGCACGTCGGCGTAGGCCAGCGCCGCCCGGGCGCGGGCGGCGCGCTCATGATGCGATAGCCGGAGCACAGAACCGAGGATCACGACGCCGCGGCAACCCGCAAAGAAAGTTGCCACGTTTGTGGCACATGTGCTACATATGTGGCATGCCGCTGACCGCCACCCCCCTTCGTGTCGCGCTTGCCCAGGCCGCGATGACGCAGACCGAACTCGCTGCGGCATCGGGCGTCGAGAGGACCAGACTCTCGAGGATCGTCAACGGTCTGCATTGCGATGAAGCGACTCGCGAGCGGATAGCAGCCGCGCTCGGCCGGAGAGCTCACGAGCTTTGGCCGGAATCAGCGTCGGCGGAGGCTGAGGTCGCGTGAGGGCCGTGGGTCAGCACGGCGAGCAAGCTACGCCGAGCGTTCGGCGCCGTGCTGAGTTCTGCGCTGAACGTGGACGTTCGTGCGTTGTTCTTGCGCGTAGGGCGGCGGTGTGAGCGTTCAGGTGCCACCGATCGCGGTGCTGCACCCGGCCTGGTTCGGGTTGCTCGCGCTGGTGCTGGTCGGGCTTGTCGTGTTTGCGTGGGCGTTGGCGCGGATTTCGGCGCTCTCCGATGTTCGTCTTGAAGAGTTGTCCGTCCCGGCTGCCGTTCCCGATCTCTCTCGTGCGGTGGGCCCGGTCCCCTCCTCTCCTCCTGGGCGGGTCCTTGGCCGGGGCGGGCAGCGTGTTGATCATCGTGCCGACGCGCAGGAGCGCGCGGCACGCGACACGCTGCGTTGCGCTGGTGCCCGGGTTGATGTCGCGCCGGTCAGGTGCCCGCTGGATCGGGGTGGGTCGTGAGCGCGCCGCCTCGGTTGAGTCGGTTCACGGCGCGGTGGTTGTTGGAGCGTGCGCATGAGCAGCTCGTGGGGACCGGTCCGCCCGTGTTGCCGGAGCTCTCGCATCAACACCAGCAAGAGCTCGTGGCGACGTTTCTCGCCGACCGGTCGACGCCGATGCCTTCTGGCCTGAATGACGAGACGCCGGAGCAGCGCGATCGTGAGGTCGAGGCCTGGCGGCTGCTGGCCGACGAAGCGCGCGCGATCGCTCTACCTCGGCCTCAAGCACCGCCGGTGTCTGTCGCCGCAGTGCCGGTCCGACGGCTGGTGTATGGCGTGGGCGCGAGCGTGCTGGGTGCGTCAGGTCTTGGGTCGTTGATCGCTGTCGGCGCGTCGGAATTCGCCATCTTCGGCTCCGGCGTCGTTCTTGGGCATGGCCTGGCTGTCTTCGCACTCGCGCTGTTTCGCTCGGAGAGGGGCTAGCGTGGCGTCGTCGTCGCAGACCAACGGCTCGAGCGCCTTCATGGCGGCCGCGAGCTGTCCCGAGACGCGTGATCCGGGAGATTGCTCGTCGAGCTGTGTGCCTAGGCTGAGCGTGGCTATCAGCTCGGTGAGCGAGTACCACGCGACGACCGGGAGCCGGGTGAGGTCGTCGCGGTATTCCGGCCATGCGGCGAGCAGCCGCGTCGTATCGAACCGCGCTATCGAGTCGGTCTGCTGGAGGCCGAGCATCGCTGTCAGTGCGAGCAGCTCTCCGTGGATGACGCGTGCGGCAGCATTCATCCGTGCTCGCTCTTGGCGACTGAGCATCCATGCCTGGGTGAGGAACGTGATCAGTCCGCCGGCGACTACGCCGGCCAACCCGAAGATGGCGGCGGTCATGGCGGGCGAGCCTATCCGCGCGGCAGCATCGGTGTGTAGGACGAGCCGGGCCCGACACGCCTGTTCGGTGTGCCGGGCCCGTGTGCAGCTCAGCGTCCCGACGACGATCGGGAGGCGCTGTGGCTGAGCAGATCCTAGACGCTGGCTCGGCGGTCGTGCTTACGAAGCGTGAGCGGATCGCTCGTGCCGAGCTTGTTGTGCGGCGTGCCGAGCGCGCCGTCGATCGGGCCGTGGGTGCCTACCGCGCCGCGGAGACGCGGCAGCTCGCGCGGCAGGTGAGTCTGCCGGCGACGTCGCGGCGAGTCACGGATGCGAAGGCGCGGACAATCGCGCTGGCACGTGACCTCGCGGCTGCTCGTGACCACCTGGTCACGGCCCGTGAGACGCTCGCCGCGGCGCGGGCGCCGGTGGGCCGGTCATGAGCTGGCCGAAGATGTCGCCCGAGTTGGAGCGCGCGTGCGCGTTCGCGGCGATCACGAACCGTGGTGGCGTGCAGGAATGGATGCTCTGGGCCGGCTGGGTGCAGCACGTCGGCTGCCATGTGTGCGCGGATGAGGGGTCGGCCGCGGCGTGCTGGGGCGTCGAGGGATGCCACGGCTTCGCGGAGGACTGCGGGTGCGTGGAGTGCGTCGGCCTGGAGGAGGCCGAGCGTGAGCGTGACCGTGCGCTGCGGGTGCTGGCCGAGGACATCGCGCGGCCCGCCGCGCTGTGTGACGAGCTGGCCCGGGTGGGCGAGCAGATCGATCAACCGATGGATGGGAGACCTGGATGAAGGCACCGAGCACGTCGCTGGACTTCGTTCGGTTGGCGCGCGAGCAGGCGGCCGCGCGGCGCCTCACGCGTGGACAGGCGCAGGTCCTGAACCTGTTGGCGTCCTATGCCAACCGGCGCGGGGAGTGCTACCCGTCGATCACCGTGCTGGCTGAGCGCGCGATGCTGAGCGCGCGCCACACCGAGCGGCTGCTCGGCGAGCTTGGTCGGCTCGGCCTGGTGCAGAGCTCGAGGCGTGGCCGCGGGTGCTCCGCGCGGCGGCGGTTGTGCCTGGACGCGCCGATGCCGGCGCCGCCGTGCCCCTGCGGCACGCAGCCGCTGTTCGACGCGATGCTCACCCCGTCCTTCGACGAGCCCGCTCCCGTTGCCGCGCCCGTGGAGGCGACCGTTTCTGATCCGCCACCGGTGGCGTCTGAACCGCCATCTGATGGCGGACAGAAGGAGCAGCAGGAAGGAGAAACAACAGAGGGGAGCGCGCGGAGCGCGCCTTCCATCTCGGATTCTTCTGATCAGGCCGTGAGCAGAGCGGTGCAATCTCGGCTGGAGACGGTGCTCGGGATCCTCGACGCTTCGCACGGGCTGCTCGTCGAGCCGTTCGCGGTCAACGCTGCGCTCGCGGCATATCCGGAAGCCAGCGGACATGATCACGAGCAGGCGGCGTACATCGTGCAGTCCTGGTCGCTGGAGCAAGGCGGCATGCGGTCGGAGTCGGCGAACCGGCTGTTGATGGCGGCGCTGCGGCGCCAGACCCGGCCCGCCACCGACCGTGGCATCAACGGTCCGCGGCACACCACTCGTGTTCGGCGCGCCCCAGCCGCGATGGCCCCGGTCACCGGCGGCTACATGCGGCAGGACTGAGCGATGGCCGTCGATGACACCCAGCTCGGCCGGCCCCCGCGGCACTACCGCCCTCCGACGCGTCGCCGCGGCCCGATCACGGGCGTGTCGATGGCGTGCACTTGCGGGCATGGCAGCGCCGACCACACCGACGGGGTGCACGCCTGCTCGATGAAGAGCTGCAGCTGCGCCGTGTTCGTGCTGTGGGCCCCCCGCAGCGAGCTCGCCTGCTCGAGCTGCGGTCAGCCCGTCGATCTGGATCTGGACAGCGGTGTGCCACAGGCGATCGCCGACGTCGCGCGCCGCCGGCTCGCCGACACGTCGGCGACGGTGTGCACGACGTGCGGCGACCGTGAGCTTGTCGATCAGGAGCGCGCCGAGCGCGAAGCTGAGCGCGCTGAGCGCGTCTCGCGGCGCCGTGCGGCGTCGGCGATGCCGGCGAAGTGGATGGTGCAGCGCTTCGCGACGCTCGACGACGACCATCACCGTCGCCGCGCGCTCGAGCTCGCCGGCGAGTGGGGCCGTGGCGAGCGCCTCGGCCTGCTGCTCTACGGCCCGGTCGGGCGCGGCAAGACCGCGGTCGCAGCGGCCGCCGCGAACCTGCGCCTCGAGCACGGGCCGCTGCGGTGGCTGTCGGTCGTCCAGCTGCTGCAGGGCCTGAAGATGCCGTTCGATTCCGACGAGTACTCCGCGGCGGCGCGCATGCTCGCCGCCGGCAACGCACGGCCAGCACTCGTGCTCGACGACCTGGACAAGCTCAAGCCGACCGAACACGCCGTCACGCCGCTGTTCGCCGCGATCAACGCGTGGGTCGAGGCAGAGCTGCCGCTGCTCGTCACGCTCAACCGCGACCTCAACCACCTCGAGGAGTGGATGCCCGACACGTTCGGCGCCGCGATCTCGTCGAGGCTGTCGGGGTACTGCGCCATCTCGCACGTCGGCGGTATCGACCGCCGCCTCGCGCCGGCAGGAGCACGAGCATGATCTCCCGCGCGGACCTCGAGGCGTCCCTGCGTGCGCTGCGCGACGCGGCCTGCCTGCTCGGCGGGCTCCTCGTCGGCGTCCTGTTCGGCCGGAGGGTCACCCGATGACGCCCGCGCAGCTCGGCGCCGGCGAGAACTTGGCGGACGAGGGAAGCGCGCCGGAGCCGGGGTCGGACGCGTCGCGTCGGGCTAGTGGCTCATCACGAGGAACGCACGCGCCCTCGTCCGTCCGGACATCCCCGTTCCCGGAGTCCACGGCGTGAGCACGACACAGATCACGCTCGAGCGGCTCAGCGCCGGCGACATCCAGGTCGGGGACCGGGCCGCGCGGACGCGTGGCCTGGAGTTCCTCGAAGTCGTCGCGATCAAGCGCCTGGTCGTCACCGTCAGGTTGCACTTCGCGGACGGGTCGATGGATTGGCCGCGCGCGGAGGCCAGCTGGTGGCGTGAGGCCGCACCGGTTGCGTACGCGGCCGGTGCTGATGGTGAACGTGTGGGACCGGCTGCGTCGGGCGCTGCGCGTCGAAAGCGCTCGTCTGGCGCTGGAATCGAAAGGAGCCATCCCGATGTCTGATGCTGTCAACATCGCTCGCTGTCCCGAGCACGGCCTGCACGGCGAGCGCACGGAGTGCTTCA